TGGGCCACACATCTGGCAACACCCATCTCTGGCCAGTATTCGCTCTCGAATCACCCGCCACTTACGGCTTGACCCCTTAGCCCACGACCTGCTCATCAATGCCACCCATGCTTTTGCCAATGACGATAAGCATTGCACATTGATCCATGACGTGACTTGCAGTAGCGAATGCTCCAGTCAATCTGGCGATAGCCATCGAGCTCTCTGTACTTAGGATTTCTCATCTGCCCTAGACCATAGTGCGATCCATTAATTGCATTGATATTCCAATGAGATTCAGCTGTTATCAGTTTGTTAAAGCACTGAAACTGTTGATAGTTAATAATCCTTGAGTGTGCATATAGCTTGAGATAATCAGTGTCTGTCACTGCTTCCGCTGGTGTTGTGCCAACAAGACATAGCACACCCAATAGCACCAGACTTCGCCTGCGAGCTATCCGCATCAGCGGCTCGCCAGCGAGTATGGAGCGTACCGATGCAGTCAAGTAAGATGCAACATTGAGCGTAGTCTTGGGCGTTGCGCACACCCTGTGGATATCGTCTGTGGATAACTTATTCATAACAATACCTGCGGAATTCGATTACGAGCTACGTTGCAGTAACGCTCACTGATTTCGCTTCCAATATAATTACGTCCATTAAGTGCAGCCATCTTTGCCGTCGTTCCCGAACCCATAAATGGGTCGTAAATCAAATCACCCTCATTGCTCCAAGTCAGAATGTGATCCTCAGCTAACTTCTCCGGGAATGGAGCCGGATGCTCTACGCCGTTAAACGATGTGACATATTCCCAGATATTAGAGCGCACGCCATATTCTCTGACTGGATTCTTCATTTTGCCAGACCAATCTCGATGTCCGGCCCATTTGTTTCTCTTGTCGCAGATGAGATTTGCCGTGGGCTTCTCTTTGGTGAAGATAAACATATATTCAAAGATTTGAGTGTATCGGCTTGAATTTGGACGAGCTGAGTAAGTTGATGAATTCTTTTTATATATCATCGTATCGTGCAGCTTAAATCCAATTTCCATAAATCTCAAAGCCTGTTTGAAGCTCGTTCCCGATTCACTTCCATTGCGCGTTTGATCTCCTACTACCCAGACAACTGCACCGGTGTCTTTTGTAATTCTAAACAACTCCTGGAGTATCAATTCAAATTCGAATGAATAGCCATCGTATTCTCTTAAATCATCGTATGGCGGAGATGTCACTGTTAAGTCGATGAAATCTGATGGCATTCGTCTCATTCTCTCAAGGCAATTTTCATTGTGAATTTCGTTAATCATAGGCTTAGCCCTTCGACTTTCTCATCATCGACTAGCTTGATGCCTAATGCTCCACATCCCAGACAAGTAGCGAACCACTCATGAAGCGATAATTCTGACGTCTTTCGGATGCCGTGACGTTGCTTTGCTTTGCCGTAGAGCTTTGCGCAGATTGAGCAATCAAATTCAAGAATTGGCATGGATGGATTTCCTTAACGTCTCAATGGGTTGCAGATTGATTTGGCTGACCCAGTAACCACCTTGAGCTGACTGAAACCTTGGCCGCTTTGCAACGCCTACTGGTATCCAGCCCATGACGTAATAACTGGGCGATTCGCCTACGACTAACACTGCGATGTCAGTATCACGATCATCTTCGCTAATGATTAAGTGACCGCGCTTGTGTGGCGTTTGTTTAACTTCGATGGCAATGCCGTTCCAATAGACATCTGGTTCATTTTTGAATGTATTGACTGTCGGCACAAAGTCGGCAACGCCAAAGTATTTAGCGACTGCCATCTCAGCTCCAACAGCTTCGCTATGGATGACAACGGCATTGTGAAAGTTGCCCTTGTTGCCTAAGAATTTAGGGTTTGAGCCGTAATAGGATTCTCTAGCAAGTCCGGCAGTGTGCGCAATGATTTCATCTTCACGCGATAATCGCACCATAATCATCTGCAATCCCAACAGAACCAAATTATCTTTTCATTACCAAATCCCTTTTGATAACCAAAGTCATCAAATTTGACTAGCCTTGAGCATTTGTCACATTGCTCGACTTTGTAAGTTGCGATGATTACGCCATCTTCCATGAGTGTGCAGGTGCGCGTTCGCAAATTGATTACTTCAATTGGCCCACTCATAGCTGTGGCTTCCATTTGCCATCGCTGCTCATGACTAGCCAATTCGGATCACATTGTTCTGGCCTTTTCTCAATGCAGCTGTAATTAGCCCAAGGCTTGCCAGTCTTGGCAGTGCCTTCTCTAAATACGCGCTTGCCATGCTTACATTCTTGCAATGAATCTGGTGTGCCAGCTGCATCGGCTTCTTCTCGCGTCTTAAACGATGGCACTTCACCGAATTTAGTCGTCCAGTAGTCATAATCTAGGTCATTCTTTGCAACCTTGGCTGGTAGAGCTTCAATCTGCTCCATTGTCTCGCGGGTCGTGCGTTCTGCACCGCCCATAACAAGCTGCATGACTCTAAGAATTGCAGATGTGCAAGTGTCTTCGACGAACCAGCGTTTCATGTTCTGAACGTATGCGCCTTGATAGCCATAAGCATGGTCAATGCCGGCTGGGTGTGTGTCATCTGACTGGCGAAATGCCTTGGCCTCGACCAGCACAAATCCCTTTTCAGCATCAAATTGCACAATGCGAGTCTCAATGCGTCCGGTTGGATATGTGGCAAGCCAGCGATCGGTGCGAGCGCGAGCGGCCTCGTAGCCGTCCAAGAACCCCATCAGCGCACCGCCTGAGATGATGCGTGACGGCCGACCGCTTTGCCGCGCTGGTAGCCATCTTTGTGGCCTTCTTTATATCCGACTGCATAGCTGCAAATAGCCCATAGAATGCAAGCTATTGCCATGAGGACAAATAGCCCTATTTCACTTGTTGTCATTTTTTGCTCCCGATTCTGAGAGCTGCGAACCAGCTCCCGAATTACAGAGTGACACGCATAGCCGACAAATTCAAGAATGACGCCTAAGAATCGGCGTGTCGGTTACTTCTTGAGAGCCATTTCAAGAATCAATGTGTCAAGCCTTTGCTCAATTCTGCTGACTTGATCCTTGAGACTGTTGCCGCCATTCGGTTGCAGCTCCCGCATGATCGATTTCACCATGAATCTCATTGACGAATAGATGGCAGTCAGCACCGCAATGACAAGCCCACCGACCGCCGTCCATTCGCCCACGCTCACTTCTTGTTACCGAATGCCACGTCGTTTGGATTAGCCCAGCGAGCAAGCACTGGAACAAGTCCCGCTACTAAGCCCATTGCTAAATCCTTTGGATTTGAATTGCCAGTCATAAAGACTGCCAACGCGCCGGCGATTGAGCTTCTTGCCCATGATGCCAGCATTGCCTTTGCTTGATCCATTAGTTATCTCCTTTGTTCAAGCTCCCGATGAGTGCCGCGACTTTCGCTTCACTCAATTCGATTTCGAAGTGCATCTCATCTTTTCGGTTTCGATAATCTCCACCCCATTTGAGGCCGTATTTCTTAGCCAAAGCTCTAATCATTGGAACCTTTTCAGCTGGGAACGTGCCAGATTTGCCCAGCGAATGTTGCGTTGCGTTTAGATCGATGGCAGTGCCAGAGCTGTGATTGCTCAAAGTGTCAGTGCTGCCTTTTATCATCCGGAACGCATAACCCCAGTCATCAAGTGAGCCTTCATCAATTGGCTCAATCAGCTCATGAAATTCTTTGCAGAATCCAGCAATCAATGGCGCAACAGCTTTCGCACATCGCACCTTGATTTTTGTTCCCTCGATTGGAACGCTGATGATATGGATTTCAGCTGCATCTTTCGACGCTGGCCATCCGTTATGACTTTGGAGCATCCGTCACCATTGGTGTGGATTGTTCCGCTTGCTGCGCATCATAGGCAGACTTTAAGCCTGACCAAGTGCTGCCATCGGCATTATTTATGAGTACGCACTCAACACCATCTGAGTTTAGATAAGTTTGCATTACAACTCACATCCTGTAAATAGTAGTTTTGCGCCAGCCGTAATACCTAATCTTGCGCCTTGTCCTGCTGTAATTGTATGGCTTGCCAAAATAGCAGCCGAGTTAATTCCACCTGCATCAAAACTTGGAGTCATAGTCGTTGAAGTGTTTAATGCATAAGCGTTTATTGTTCCGCTGACTGTCATACCTGTTGGAGTTGTTCTTGCTGGAACATCAAAAGGAACCATAAAAATTGAAGTATTAGTGCCGTATGCGTACCCGCTGACAAAACCATTATTTGCTGAATTGGTGTTGTCATAACTAGGTAAGTATCTTTTACAAGCGGCTAATTCTCCTTGGATTGTTCCACCACATCTAACAAATGGCGTTGCCAAAGAACCTAGTTCGGCTTTTGCTAAACCAATGAAATAAACAGAACCATTGGCTAAGACAGATTGTTGGCCAATAAAAAATATAAGACCTTTTGCTGATGTTGGAATTGTGCCTGTAACGCTAACCCGTGTGTACGCACTTGTTGATGGTGTATGAGTGGTACTGGCTCCCGTAACAGTAACCCAAGTGCCGCCTGTTTGCGTGTTTCCAGTTGTGTTGGATTGCATCGAGATTCCAAAACTGCCGTTATAGGTAGAATTGGCACGAAGGTAAACGGAAAATGTCACTATCTTTCCTGCTAATTTTTCTACTTCGCTTTGTTCTAAGGCAAATTGATAATTTGCATATCCATTTGCACCCGTGATTGTTGTTTTAACAGCATTTGTGGCGCCATCAGGAACTGTTGTCGTTTCCTGTGTTAATGAATAAGTGACTGAACTGTAGGTGAAAAGCCTGTCTGTTGTATAAACAGCGTTTGCAGTAAACGCAGTAGTGCCACGCTGCCAAATATCAAAAGAACCGTTTGCAATTAAGTTAGCGTTTGCGGCCGCATTGTATTTAAGTCCTGTTGCGGTGGAACTATCTGCTACAAGAGTTTCGCCGTTGTTGCCAGCAGTAATGATCCCCAAAGTGTTGTCAGCTGTACCAACAAGAATGTCACCTTTTGCGTTTATGTTTGAAATACTTGGTGTTGTCAATACTGGTGATGTAAGTGTCTTATTTGTCAAAGTCTGCGATGTTGTCTTATCCACTGTCGTTGCAGTATCAATTGAAACTGTCGGCACTGGGCCAGTCGGTGATGTGACTGTGATACCTGTACCAGCTGTGACCCCAGTGATATCACCTTGATCATTTGCAATCCAAGTGAAATCCATGTTTGTTGCTGATGCTTTGGATAATATGTAACCTGATGCGCCACCTAATAAATCAGCCATTGACGTATCAACGGCTTGTCCAAAGACTGCGAAATCAGCTGGGAGATCAGTGACCAAATCTGTATTGGTCGGCATCTGCCAGCCGAAGTTGCTTGTCGGATTAGTCATTGTTTCTCCTTATGCCACAATCGTGGCGTCTTGCCATTCCAGAACGCCTGAAACAGTATTCCATTGCTCAAGCGGTAAAACAGTTTCCCATTTCATCGCTTGAATGCTAAATGCCAGTGGCGACAATAGAGCCGTCACTTGGACCTGATTATACGCGGCAGTAAATGTCCAGCCCTCAACGAAACCCGCATAAGAGCCAGCATTCATATTCAGTGGCAAATCTGAGATTCTTAGCGGCAAGCCCATAAAGATGTTAATCATGGCATCACGATCTAAATCATCCAGCTCTGGATTGGTCAGCTCGAAAGTGATGGATTGCATCATGGCCAATGGATATGCCCTCAGAGCCAAATAAAACGCGGCTTGATTTGTGGCATCGGCTAGATGTTTAACTGTTGTCTGAATAATCTGTGAGAGCCGGCCATAGATAGAAATTGACGTTGCATCTTCATCAGAGACTTCATTGCCGGATGAGATGCCATATTGGACTGTTACTGAATTTCGCACGTCGCCAGCGCGCGTCTGGATGGCAATGCCAGATGCCAAAGCTTGATTGGCTGTGACGTCGGTGTATCCGTAGGTTGCCAAATATGTGGATCGATGAGTCGAGTCTGCATAACTGATGGCTCCCGTTGCAGACTCATAAATGTAGCCAATTCCAGACGTGGCAAGAGCTGAAACTAATGAATATACGTCGGTTCGATTGGATGCGCGTTGCGCCAGCTCATAATTGCCCGGCGTGTCAATTTCGCCCAAGCCCACATTTTCAGCTGTCGCCCAAGTAACTGTCGGATCATAGGTATTCCACTGGACTGTCGGTGCCACTTCGCTCCAGTTGTTGAGCAGTAAATCTTGCAGAATTGTGAGAATTTGGTCGCCATCATAATCTTGGGTTAATACGCCATCGGTCAATGCTTTTGGAAGTCGGCTCAATGCTCCCAGTGCGACAATGGTGACGTTTTGCGTATAGCCAATGCTTCCAACGTCGGCAACAGAGATTCCCAAATCAACAATAGTTCCGCCGAAGATTGGCACGAATGTTGCAGTTGAATCTTGCAATGAGATACTGACTAAGTTGTTGATTTCAAATTCGATGTTTGTCTGGTCAATGTTGATGAGCTGGAGATTGACATAACCAGCTTGAGCTTGCTCATAGATATTTGTGCGGCCACTGGTAAATGTCAGATTGGCCAGCACAAAGTTGGTGTATGAAACACCATCGATTTCTACTTTCCAGACTGGATTCCATAGGGTCACGATGTCACCAGAGCAGTTGCACCACCTGTGCCACGATAGAACGAATTGTTTAGCACATTGACAATTGTGCGAGCAGTACCCTCGGCATCGATTGCGCCATTGACTGTGATGTTGAAAGTGTTGCCCATCATCCCAGACTTATTCAATGGAATGACGGCTTCCGGGCCAGCTTCACCAATCATGGCAAGCGTCGGAGATGTGACGATTCCACCCTGAGCCAAATATGGCACGTCTGGAAATATGTCTTTGAGTTGGAATTTGTTGCCACCAAAGATGGGAACCCATGATGGAATTGTGACGTCAATGCCAAAGTCAATCTTGTTCCAGATAGAGATGATTGAGTTTAAGACCGATTTGAAAGCGTTATAGAACGGCGTAAAGATGGCCGATGATCCGCTGATAATGAAATCCTTGACATCTTGAAAGAAATTTTTAATCTTTGTGAATCCCGTACTGACCGCGCTAGTCACATCCGCAACGACTGTGATGAGAGCTGAAATGACCCCTGCAATGCCTGAGATGGATGAGCTGATAAATGTGCCAATAATGGGAGCAATGGTGTCTCGAATAAAAGTAGCAAATACTCTGAACGCATCGGATAAGGGTTGCAGTTTGTCTTGATTGTCTTTAAGAGCATCACTGATTTGATTAAATGCTGAGAATACAGCCTTGATGATGGGAACCAGTGTAACGTTAAGAATTGGCACAATGTAATCTTTGATGAAATTGTAAAATGCTGTAAATGCCGGAACCAATACTTCTTTGAAATAATCGCCAAGAACCTTAAAAATTGGCGTGAGCTTTGGCCCAATTTCAGCTGCGACTTCTTGGATTGCTGGAACAACCTTATTGACAAAGCCTGAAACCAATGGCGTGATGGCATCGAGAATAAATGAACCGACTGTCTCTTTGCCTTCATCAAATGCGACTTTGAGACGATCCATCTTGCCTTGAAATGTCTCAGCTTGAACCGATGCTTGGTCTTTGAAAGTAGCTGCTAATGCAGCCGTTAAGCCATCGTAATCTTTTGTTTTGATTATGTTTTCATCAATTGATACGCCTAATTTTTTAACGGCCGCAAAATTGCCATCATGTGCCTTGGCCAATGCGTTTGTTGCAGCTTCAAGACTTACTGAACCATTGGCTGAAATATCTAAGGCCAAAGCCTGTAATTTGGCAGCTTCTTCGACGTTCTTGGTCGAGCGAACCAACCGATCAAAACTCGGACGAAGCTCATCATCGGTTTTGCCTGTGAGTAATGAAGTCTTAAGAATTTGCGTCTCGATGGCCTTGATTTGGTCGTTAGTTGCTCCAACTACGTTGCGAAGCGTTGTTGCCAATCGTGCCTGTGCAGCTTCATCTGCAATGGCTGATTTGACGCCATCAATGGCCAATTTGCCAGCGTAAGCGGCTGCCGCGACTCCAGCTGCGGCAAATGCCAATCCGACTTTTTTGGAAAAATCTCCAATTTTGGACGCCGACGATTTGACGTCATCATCGGCTTGCGCCAGCGATTTCTTGAGCTGATCTACGTCAGCAAGAATGGAGAGCTTGAGCGTTCTACTTTGTCCGGCCATCACCACTCCTTAAGAATTCTGCTAAATGCATTTTCCCATTGATTAATTATGTATGGCTGTTCGGCTCGCAGTGTTGGATATATGAAATAGCCACGCGACCCGCGACCTTCACGACCAGACCACACTGGGAATTGTTTGAATTTATTTGACCCAAATTCATAACCGCCCCAAAGCTGCTGGGTTGTGCCGCCGCCACTGAGTTTCTGACGTGCAAATCCAAATGACAATTCTCCAGTCTTTGCAGACTTTGAAACTGTTGATCCAGAGGCGATTCTGGATGCCACTTGATTTTTCAAATTGCCAGATGCACCGACAATTTTGCCTTGAAGATACGTCGCCAAAGCATTGGATTCTTTTTTGGCCTCTGCAACAGCTTGTTCATCCATGGCTTTGAAAGCCTTATAGATGCCACTTAAGTCGGACTTATCGTAAGCGACGCTTTCTGTTGCCATCTGCTCGCTCCTTAAGAATCTCCAGTGCCGTCAATATATCTTCCGCGCTTTGCCACTCACTCATTGCAATTCCAGTCTCAATGGCTAGAAATACAATGCTGTAATTTAAGCTTCCGCGCTGATGGCTTTTGGGTCGTTGTCACCAGTTGTAACATCGACGACTGTTTCCATCCAGACTTCAAATCCCTTGACGGGCTTGCCAGCGCACTCACGTTTCATGGCGTGATAAGCCAAGAACATCAGATCAGAAATTCCAATCTTTTCTTGAGCTTGCTGAATTGTAAAGCCCGTCTTAGTCTCCCATTTTGCCCACTCTGGCGGCTGCGCCACATAGGTTTCTGTAAGACCACCACTGTATTCAATTGTAATTGGTAGTTTCATGCTCCCGGCTCCTTTTCTTAGCTGATTGTTAAGACTGGTGTTGTCACACACATAAATGACAATGAAACTGTTTGTGCATCTGGTGCAGTGCCACCGGCTGATGGCAAGATTGGCTGGACTTCAAATGCAAATGATGCACCTGTGTCTGCCACTAATACCACTGCAAGTCCTGTGTTTGGTGCATTTGTTGCAGCTGTCCAAAGAGCTTCACAAAGTGAATTGGCTGCTCCCCAGTCTGCAAGCATTTCAACGGCAAATGTGCCTTGTGTGTCTGTTGTGTAATAGGCTTTTCCGTCAAGTGTTTGATATGTATTGATTGTTGAATCGACTGTCAAAGTCGCTGATGTTGCTTGGGCATCGAAGTTATCACTGTCAATCGTGAAAGTGATGTCTCTGCCAGTGATGATTGTCGTTGCCATGAGTTTTCTCCTTAGTCGGTGTAATACGTTGAGACTTGCAAATCAGCAGTCAAGAATTTTCCTGCGCCGACTTCCAAAGGTGTGGGTGAGCTAACATCGCCGACAACGTAACCCGCCGGCATGGTCGAAATAATTTGAATCATTAAATCTTCAAGATTGGTTAAAGCTGCGGCGTTGCTGGAATAACCGACGACGCCAGTGACCAAGAAATTGATTTTGACTTTGGTCGTTGATCCATTGATGAGAGTGCTTTCCAAATAGGGTGAATCTGGAACAAGAACAATTGATGGGCTGGTCATTGCCTCTGGAATGCCGTTATAGACATTGGCCGCAATTGTTGAAAGTGTTGTCTGCAATGGCGTTCTGATGTCGGCTTCGATTGTCATAAACACATCGTTTCGACTTCAAGAAATGGCCCAAGCAAGCCCACAATGCGGCTGCTCAAGCTGCGTCCAAGAATAAATGGTGATGGCTGGAATTGGTCGCTCATGATTGCATTGCCCGGAGCTGTAACGCTTTGGAATACTTCAACAGCGACAACAAGAATGGCTGACTTAATGGGAGCAACGCCAGAGTATAAATCGCCGGCGGTTGCCCCATCAATACACGCAAGCCCACTCGGAATGATTGGGATGGTGTATGTGCTGTCTGCTTCGCCCGTTGCAGACGTAAAGACCATTGGCGCAATGCGATCGTTGGTGACTGTCACTGTTGCGTCGTAAATGCCGCATCCGGTAATGACGACATCTTGACCCGGCACGAAATAATTGACGCGCTGAGTTCCGTAATAGGCGATGGAATTTTCTACAAAGACTTCTGTGACTGCTGATTGGTATCCAGTAAGCAATGGCAGAATTGTCAGCTCTGCGCTCTCAATCATCTGCTCAAGATATGCGTTTGAATAAAGAGATACGGAAACGCCAAGAATGGATCGCAGTTCTGCTGCGGTGACAATTTGTGGCATTTCCGTTCCCTTCTACTGCTCGACCACATCCGGGAGCGGCTGTGGCCGATGATTAGTTATTAAGTGAAATTAAATAGATTTCCACCAGCTGCAATTTTTGTGGCGCATGCACCATAAGAATTGAGGCTGATTTCAACAGTTCCGTCAGATGGCTTATTGACATCAAGACGATAATTGCCGCTTTCATACCATGTGAATGCATCTGGCTCAAGAACGACCATTGAATCATCGCCTGTTCCAGTGAATTCGCCTGAGTTATCAACAAAGAAATTCAAGCCAAGAACCACGCCGCGTTGTGATTGACCTGTAACAAGACCAGCCTGATTTTGTGGCTGGTAAGCATTAAACAATGGTGTTCCATTGTCGTTGTAGCCCATGATGTTTGACCATTGCCCCGGTGACACCAAGATGTTACGTGCAAAGCGTTGAGTTCCTGCATAAACAGCTGCATTTGCGCGGCTGACGTATGCAATCAATCCCGCAGCTGTGTTAGCTGTTGGTGTTCCATCTGATGCTGCATCTGCCTTGATTTGATTTGCAACGTACTTGTTCTGAGAGAACGCCATGGCTGATCCCATAATACGAACAAGCTCGTTAAAGAAATCTGGTGAGCTGCGCTCAATGATTTCTGTTGTTAATACGTTGCGACCTGCAAAGCGTGTGATTGGCACTGAGATGAACGATGAATTGACATCGGTATTTGTGACCGCGCCATTTTCTGCAACTGGATCAACTTCTGCAATTTGTGTGATTTTTGGAATCTCAAATTGAAGGCCAGAATCCGGCAAAGTTCCACGACTTACGGCATCAATTGCGCCTCGTGTTCCATTACTCAAGCCGTTAATGACTTCAGTGAGCTGACGTGTTGGATTGAATGCTGGGTTTGTTGAACCTAGATTGTCATTTGTTGCTGCGATATAAATTGCAGAATCTGACATTGGATTCAATTTTGCCTTGATTGAATGCTCCATCCATGACCCAAGATTGACAATTGGGTTGCGTGGTGAAGTGAAATATGGTGCTGGCTTGTTAGCTTGCACGACGTTCTGTGAAGCCTCTACCGATTCAACGGCTGGTGCTTCTGTTTTTTCGGTAGTGGTTTCCACTGCGTCTCCTTCGGTTGGTGTTTCTTCTGGTGTGACTTCGGTAGTCGCTGCGACATGACTGACGCGAGCTTCATCGAATGCTGGGTTGTGTGTCAATGCGACGCCAACAAGTGTCGCTGAATTGACGACCATTGTGCCGTCCTCGTTAAATCCATGATCTGCGACATTTGCTTCAACAGAGAATCCATCGCGTAGTCCATCCATCGCTTCTTGAATTGCATCTGTTCCGGCTGTTGTCTTAGAAATCTTAAACGTGGCATTGATTGACTTGCCATCTGGTGCAAGCTCCATTGATAGCGTCTTTCCAATTGGTCGCTTTG